AACTTACAGGAAATGCAATTTTAGGAAAGCAATTATTTGATTCAATTTCGCAATACATTCCAAAAGACTGGATTGATAAAGGAAATAGTACACTTCCACAACTTGAAGTTGTTACTAAAGACACAATTATTGGAAGGTCATTTTTTCGTTCTAGTGAGCAAAAAATAAGATTGTTACTTGGTGGCTCTAATCTTAACTACCAAGTTTCTACAACTCTTCATGAATATATGCATTACATTGAGCATTCAATTAGAGATGTAAATGATGTTCAAAAAGCATTTTGGAGAGATAGGTGCCCAAAACAAAGAATAAATGCTAACGTTGGAGGAAATAAAGGAGACCCAGACAATTTTAGAATTGCGTACACTGGAACATGGTATGGCGCGACTGGCAACGAAATATTGTCTACTGGTATGGAAGGATTGTTAAAAAGTCCAATTGACTTTGGAGAGATACGTCCAACAAAAGCCGTTGGTTCAAAGTCTGTAGGTGGAAGTTATATGTATGGAGATAGAGACTTCCAAAACTTTATCTATGGACTAATTATAGCAGCAGGTAAAAAATAATGGATGGAATTCGTTGGAATGCAAGAGCAACATTTGATGATAGAGAACCTATTGACGCATCTCTTTCAATGGATGGGGAATTTACTTGTAGCGATGAAGATGTTGAAATTGAAGTAAGTTGCATGGCATTCGCTGGTTCTACTACGTTTCCTATTGGCCAATTAGTGGGCATTCCTACTCTGGTGGTAAAAGAATCTAATCCTGCATCAATGGCAGCAGCATTCTATAGAATAGTGCTTTCTCTTTATGAAAATCCTTCGTTTCAATTCTCAAATTCAACCTTTCTTTTACCTGGATACAACGTTGACATCTCTAACGACGGTGATTGCGATGGTTGGTACGAAGAAATCAAAATAGGTCCAATTGTTCAAAACAAGTTTATACTTATTGATGGAAAATTAGAAAAACAAGAACGTGCAAACTTTGATGTATAAAAGTAGTATTATTATGAACATGAGTCTTGGACACTAGTCTATGACTCTATTTACTCTAGACAATATGGAGATTTCTGGCTCACATTAATGATGAGGTAATAGTTGAAACCGGTGGAGACGTTACAATTGGTATTCCTATTCTCAAAATGGAAGAACAGTCAGACGGTAGCGTAATCGTCTCTGGTCTTTGCACAAGCGATACAGTCGACCTTGATGACCAAATCATCGACCTAGACTTTTCTCGCAAAGGTCTTACAGCATGGGCAGCAACATTCGGAAACATTCGCCAAATGCACTCAACAAACATGCCACCTGCTGGTAAGGCTATTGAAATCGACACATCACGCCCAGACGGAGTGTACTTGACTGCTCGAATTGTAGAGCCAGGTGCAGTTAAACTCGTTAAAGAAGGCGTGTACAGTGCATTTAGCGTTGGCATCTCTAAACCACGAATTATTCGTGACAAAGTTGCTAAGCAAGGACGCGTAACGGATGGTGTTTTTTCGGAAGTCTCAATTGTAGACTTTCCGGCTTTGCCTACGGCAAGGTTTAACATTGTTAAGCGTTCTAAGACGGAAATTAAAAAACTAGAGAAAACTTTGACGCCTATCGGCACAATTATGAAGCGTCAAACTGATGAGAAAGAACAATCTTCCATGAATGAAGAAAACATTGTAAAAGCTGAAGACGCTGCTTGCGCTACATGTCAAGGCACTGGAAAAATCAAAGAAGGTAACGTTGATTGCCCAGATTGCGCTACAAAAGTAGAAAACGCAGAAGTCGTTAAAGGTTCAACTGAATGCGAAGCATGCAAGGGCACAGGAAGCGTTGATGACGCTGAATGTAAAAAGTGCATGGGTAAAGGCATGATGGAGTCAGAAATTGAAAAAGGCAATTCTGATGATGAAGAAAAAGATGATGAAGATGATGATAAAGAAGATGACTTGGACCAAGGCGGAGACAATGAAGACGAAGGAGATGCTCAAAAAATGATTGAAGGCATTTCTTACGCTCTTCGTCGTGCTCATGATGCAACTTGTGACGCCTACTCTCCAACTGTCATCGCATCTGCTCACCCATCTATTGAAAAGAATGGTTACAAAGCAGTTCTTGAACCAGAAGTTATTCGTACACTTCTAAGTTCAATTGCAGAAACTGGTGAGCCAAGTCAAATTGCTGCTCTTGCAAGTGCCGTTGGCGCTGCAACCACTCTTTCTACAATGAAAGCCGCAGACATTGAAGCCGCGCGAGTTGCTATTAGTAAGGCATTCTCAGATGAGTACCCAGACGCGCACCCAACTCCAGGAAGCATTACTCCTGGACAATTCAAGCGTCCTTACCTTACAACTGGTCGTACACCATCAACTTCTACTGGAGCAAACCCACGCATTCCAGTGTCTAATGTGACAGTTGATGGAGACGACTTTACTCGTGGACCTCTTACTGACGGCCAAGAAAGTCCATCTCCTGAAAACAGCGGAAGCCACACACCTTCAAACGCAACTGCAGCAGACCAAATTGCTGCTGCAACTGCTGATGTAGCTATGAATGCACTATCCGCACTTCACGACCACATTGCTGCTGCTTACCCAACAATCTGCACACTAGACCAAGGTGCTGGAATGTCGTTTGCAGGAGTTCAATCGCTAAGTACTGACGGAGGAATTCGCAGCATTGCTGCTGGAGCAACTCCTGACCTTACAAAGGCAGAACGTAAAGCACTTAAGCAAGCCAAGGCTCTTAAGAAAGCTCGTAAGCTTCTCAAGAAGAACGGCGAACTCCCAGAAGAGACTGACACGCCAGAAGAAGCTAGCACAATCGTCAAGGCAGTTACAACAACTGACGGCGATGTATTGTTTGACACTGACAAGCTCAGTGAAATTGTAAAGACATTGATTGAACAACAGACACAAGAGAAGTTTGCTGAAATGAACCAAACTCTCAGTGCAATGCAATCAGAAGTCAAAAAGTTTAGTAGCGAACCAGACCCAGCCAAGGCCCCTGTTAGGGGTACGGTAGCGGTAGAGCGAGCTATTGAAAAGGCAGCAACTGAAGCCGATGTGCTTCGTCGTACTGCCGAGGACGGTCTCAAAGAGCAAGTAGCTTATCTAAGCGAAATGACGAAGTCTGGTAACCCAGAACTTCGCATGCGTGCAGAGAGTCAACTGCGAACACTGCTCGAAAAAGTCTCATTCGAGACTGAGTAGTTTAATCCACTATTAGAAACTTTGGAGGTTTCTGGCTAATTTAACTGACACTGCTGTCGACGCAACTCGTTATTCGGGTGCATCTGACATGATTTCGGGTCGTATGCCTAACCTGGTCAAGGGTGCTGGATTCGCTAAGATTGGTGGCAACCAGCCACTGACCGACGATGGCGAAATCTTTAAGCGTTCATTTGAAGCAGAACGTGCTCTTCGCACATCTGTTAAGAATTCCGTTTCAAACCCTGACTCAGTTCGTAAGAGCATCAACCCAGCATTCACCTCACAGTTTGGTCTTTTCCTTACTGAAGGTAACAACCCAGGATACGGACAACTCGTTAATGAGTTGAACGGCGTTCTTTCTGCCGAGCTTGGCAAGAACATTACGCTTTCGTCTCCTCTTAGCTCCGGCTTCGTACCGTTTGACCTTGTTGCTCCTTCGCGACTCATCTACCCGGTGTACTCGCCTCTCCGCAACAAAGTCCCACGCGTCGCAGGTCAGGGTACCTCACACCGTGCTAAGCTCGTAACCGGAATTTCTGGTTCTGAGACTGGCGTTCCTAACCAGCGTATTTCCATCTCGGAAATTCCATCTGGTCAGTCAATCGGTGGGAACTGGCCGCTAAACTTGCCTGCCTCTGGCGCGCAAAATGCGACCGACATGAACATTCCTTACAAGTTCTTCGGTTTGAGCGAATCGCTATCATGGCTTGCTCAATTTGCCGGTCAGGGCTTTGAGGACATTTCTGCTCTTGCCAACTTGGTATTGCTGCAGGAATTCATGCTTGGTGAAGAGTACACACTCCTTTCAGGAACAAGTGCTGCTCTAGCCGCCCCAGCAAACCCAACACTAACATTGCGTGCACCTACTTCAGCAGAGACAGCACTTAGCGCTACTACAAACAACATTTATGTTGTAGTAACTGCAAAGAACTACTTTGGTGAAACAACAATTAACAGCGGGACAGCCGCTTACGTTGCTGCTGCTGCTAATAAGGTGATTGACGTTAAGATTGCTCCAGTAAACGGTGCTTACCAGTACAACATTTATGTTGCTAATGCTGCATCTGCTCCTGGAAGTCTTGCCGGCTACTACCTCATGGCTGCTAATGTTGGTGCAACCACATTTACACTACAAGGAACTGTACCTGGTTCTGGAACAAACCCACCTGCATCTGACACGGGTACATACTCGTCGAATGACTACGAAGGCTGGCTGTCAATTCTTGACGGACACGCTGGTGGAGCTGCTGGTGGTGCTGGAGTTTATCCTGCTGGATTTACTGGTTCATACATCAACAAGTCAGTCAACAGTACTCTGACACACAATGTTCTTTTCACTGCTCTTGAAGCAATGTGGAACGGTGGTTCAGCAGCAACTGGTAACGCATCGCAAACTGGTGGATTCCGTGCCGACCCTGCAGAATTGGTTGCAGAAGGTTCAGACATCGCTCGTCTTGCTGATGAAATCATTGCTTCAGGAGCAAACACAAACTACCGTTTGTTCCTATCAAGCGATGATGTAGGTGGAGTACGCACAGGTGCTGCGGTTTCTGAAGTTCAGAACCCTATCACCCGTAGCATTCTCCGCTGCGTTGTTCACCCTTGGCTGACTCAAGGTACTGCATTCCTTAACTCATACACACTCCCAATGTCTTGGAGCAACGTCTCCAACGTTTGGGAAAACGTTATGGTTCAGGACTACCTGTCAATCAACTGGCCAGTAATTGACGCTTCGTTCCGTTACAGTATTTACATGTACGGTGCACTCGTTAACTACGCGCCACAATACAATGGTGTTATCCAGGGTCTACAGCAGTCAACTGCTGCACTCGGTGGTACAAACGCCTAGTATTATTTTTACAAAGAATTCGGCGGTGGTGCAAACCACCGCCGTTTTCTTTTGTATAATTAAGTCATCAAAACAATTAAGTAGGAAACACTAATGACATCTATTTCAGTTCCACCAGGTTGCACGGGAATCGAACTTCCAAATGGAAAAAAGATTGACGCTAATCGCCAAGGTAAAGTCACAATTGATGAGCCAAGAGACGTGCGTCAAGCAATGAAATCTGGAGTAGCACAAACTGGTGTTATTACAAGGACGGCTTTAGGCTTCGGGCATGTAAAGGGCGGAGGTGCTGAATGCACTGGTTGTTTCTTTACTGGTTGGAAGTGGCAAGACACATGCCCTAAATGCGGCAGTGAAATGAAGATTCAGGAGACAACATGACAGTCTACGGACAAAGTGACATTGACACAGTAACAATTTCTGGTGCTGGGCACTCACATGTACGCACAAAAAATGAAACATACATTAGTGTTAGTTGCGTTGTATGTGAGCCAGAACTTATTAAAATGGGTTGGGTTAACAACATTCGCAATGTTCCATTGACATATGACGAGCAACAAGATGCCGAACTTGCTGGAAAAGACATTGCTCGTTTTGAGCAACTAAAGGTTGCGGAATCTGCTCGTGAAGCAGCCGCAGCAGTCCGCGGTGGAGCAAAGACAACAGCTCGTCGTGGGTCAGCCAGCTAGAAAATGCGTTCGCTGCTCTAAACCGGGCAGATTTGTAGTAAGTTGGTGCGACGATTGTCGAGGTGCTGTTTGTGAAAAGCATGTTCGATGGTCTCATGCTATTGAAAATTGGTTGTGCACAAGATGTAAGAAGAATGAAGACGCACGACTAACACAACAAACTAGCGCGGAGTAGAAGTGGCAACGCCATACATAACACCAACAATCCTTAAGAACGCTCCTACTGGAATTTCATGGGAAACTATTCCAGATTTTGACTCTGACCCAGACGCGCAACTTGCTGAACAAACAAATATTTGTTGGAGAGCAACCCACTGGATTGATGCCTATTGTAACCAACCACTTCGTGCTACGGTGGACGTAGAAGAATTTCTAGGCCCTAACTGGAGGTTCACAACTGCTAACAATGGACTTACTCGAGTTGTTACATCACGATGGCCAGTCACAGAAGTTTTAGGAGCTCAGTATACTTCTTCACTTACTGCTGGACCTACTTGGACTCAAATTCCAGTTAATGCTTTATACGTTGAAAATGCTTTAACAATTTCAAGTGGCATTTCAATTGAGTCTGCTGCCGGTCCTTCTGCAATTATGATTACTCCAGGCTATGTATCTTGGTGGGGAGGTCGCCAAGCATTTAGACTTCAACTTACGTATACAAATGGTTGGGCGCATGCTGGAATTGTCCAACCTGCTGCAATTGGAGACACAACAGTAACTGTTGATGACTGCACTGGAATGGTCAATGGCTCTGTTGGTAGAGGAATGTGGATTTACGACGGTGCCGAAACTGAGTATGTGCAAATTGCGTCTACAAGTGTTTCAAGTGGTCCTGGAGTTGCAACACTTACTTCACCTCTTATGTACTCTCACAATGGAAATTCGCAGTCTCAAATTATTATTTCTTCTCTTCCAGAAGATGTCCAGCAAGCAGCTATTCTTCATGCAACTTACCAAGCTTTAGCTCGTGGTTCTACTGCTACAACAGTACAAAACATGCCTGGAAGTGTTGTAAATCAAGGAGCTTCTATTAGCGTTGTTATGGGAGATGTAAAAGATATTCTTAAGCCATATAGAAGAGTTATTTAATGGGTGTAAATGTAATCCAAACAAAAGCAAAAGAAATAACAAATGGCATTTCTTCTCCCTTATATAGAAGAGACTTGGTTGCGTACATTACTCCTCCAAATCCAGGAAAACTTCCTGGGCCTGCTGCTTATGTGTGGGTCACAAGTGGAACTAATAAACGTCAAACTGCTAAACGTGGTACTGGATTTAGAAACACTTCATGGATAGTAAGTGTTTGGCTTATGAGTCCAGATAATGCAAACAACCCAAATGCTGACTCCGCATTTGCAAGTTTAATTGATGCTGTGGTTAACGCATGGGTTACTACTCCTATGCCAATTACTGTCACAGATGCATTTACTGGGGAACAATCTCAACTTGTTGCAATTGGTGAGCAATTTACTATTCAACAATCGCCTGCACATGTTCTTGCAGACCAAAGATTGTATTTATACGAAGCTCTTCTTGAATTCACAATTGAAGAAATGTCAATACCGTAATGAGACGTTCTTTTATTACAAAAGTTAGAGGTCTAGAAAAACTTGAGTTTGACTGGGTGGCCACTCAAAGAAGAGCAATGGCAACAATCATTCCAATTGTTCTTATGGAACTTAAAAAAGATGCTCCAGTTAGTAATGTAAAACCAGATGCTGGAAGGTTTAGAGCTTCAATAGGATACAGAATTGAACCTTTAACTGGTGCAGTAAAAGTAAAGTTTGTTTCTACAGCGCCATATGCTAAGTATGTGCTTGAACCTACAACTGGCGGTACAGTTATCACTCCGCAAAAAACTCTTGCATTGCGATTTAGGAACGGCTTTGGAGACTATGTTTTTGCTTCTTCTGTTGTTCGTGGAGACACAAAAGGTAATGATTTCAATAAAAAAGTTGCAATAAAAATACGACCATTAGTCTTAGAAGCATTTGGTAAGTCTATGACTATAGTTTCAACTTCTGATTAGGATAATATCTACTCTATGGCTCAACTTAAATACATTGGACTTATTGAAAAGACTTTGATTGACGTAGCTCCTCTTGTCACAGGCACAATTATTGATGTCACCGATGAGTTTGCAAAACGTCTTCTCACTGCATTTCCTGACCAATATGAGAGCGTAAGCGGTCAGCAAGCTAAAGAAGCTCCAAAAGCTTCAAAAGCGCCGACCGCTAAAGTCGAGGACTCACCAACAACGACGCCAAATGAAGAAGTCAAAACAGACTCTTCTGATGCACCAACTAACTAATTAAGAGAGGTTTTTGACCACACCGATTGTAGAAAAGTACGGTTCCCTATCCGCCGTAGGAATTGCTAAAGAGACCACATTCGGTACTCCGGTAACTCCTACATCATTTGTCCCATTCACAGATGTAACACTTGAGTCTGACCCAGGTCTATTCTTCCCTCAAGTTGTTATGGGTATTCGAGATGTAAATGTTTTTGCATTGTATGGAGAATACAAGCATGCTGGAGACGTTAGCGCTCCTTTCTTTCCAACAAATGGTTTAGAGCTATTTGTTGCTGCAATTGGTAGTGACACTGTTACAAGTGCAGGTGGTGGAAAGTATCTTCACACTATTGCTGCTGCAAATTCTTTGAATTCAATGACTGTTGAAAAGAACATTGGTGGGTACCAGTCATTGCAATTTGCTGGTTCTAAAGTTGGAAAATACAACGTTAAAGCTTCTGCTGGAGACAATGCTGTTGAATTCACAGCATCTCTTGTTTCTAAAAGTGCAACAGTACTTGACACGCCAAGTAGCCCAATTTCTGTAGTTAATGAATCTCCTTTTGTATTTGCTGAAGCAGAACTTTCTGTTTTTGGAAACACTAATTTGATTCAAGTTACAAGTGTAAGCATTGATATTGAAAACGGTCTAAAACCTACATATACATTTAATGGTTCACACGATTTGCAATTTTTAACTCCTTTAACTCGTAAAGTTACTGGTCAAATTCAAGTTGTATTTGATAGTTTGGATGACACTGACTGGGGTTACTACACTAAGTTAATGAATGGAACTCAAGGTTCACTTAATGTTTCATTTACTCACCCAAGCGGCCAAGCAATGACTATTACATTGCCACAAATTAACCTTTCAAAGTATGCAGATGACATCAAAATGGATAACGTTGTTATGTCTACTCTTGACTTTGAAGCATCATACGACTTGGCAACTGCTACTGCTAGTATTGGTGCAACAGTTACTAATCTCGTTTCAACAGCATACTAGGACACAACCGACAACAAGATAGAGGAAGATTTATATGGCAGGATTTTTATCACTGTTCAACGAACCTGAGCGAATAATTGTCGCAAAAGGATTTTGGATTGACATAAAAACATCACTTACGGCAGAGGACTATGAAGCAGCTCAAAGAGCACTTCTTGGTAAAATGTCAATGAGTGGCAATAATCTTACAGCAGAACCAGACACTATTGCGTATCAAAACGAACTAGTTTACCGTGCAATTGTTGATTGGAATCTTACTGATGAAGAAGGAAATGACTTACCACTTACACCAGCCAAATTAAAGCACAATTCAATTAGTCGCCTTCCACAGGCAGTTTTTATTGACATCTATGAAAGAATTAACGAAGCTTCTAAGCCTCGTTCTGGAGAAGATGAGATTCAATTTCGTGACGGCGGTGAGAGCCGCGATAATGGGAATGAAAGTCTCGGCGGAGCATCCGTCTCTACAGAAGTTTCTAATTGAAAATGCGCTCTATGAGCGCGTAGGTCTTAACTTTGAAACATTAAAGCTAAGACCGCTTAAAGAAGTTCAAGACTATATTACAATTATAAATGTGATTGCCAATGAAGAAAATAGGCAGCGCGCCAAGCAGGACGCTGAACTTAACAAAGGCAAGCAAAGGTACTAAGAGTGGCATTAACTAAAGACCTCACACTTCTTCTTGGTATTGAAGCAACTCAAAACATTGTAGAGCAGTTCGGTCTTGCAAACGAGCAAATACAAAAACTTCGTAATTATTTTGGTCTTGCCGGAGATGCGGCGGAACAATCCGGAACAATTATGACGACGGCGCTTAATGATGTTGAAATAGCTGGAGGACTTGCAAATGTACAACAACAAGAACTTATTACTGCTCAAGAACGTCTTAATACAGTAACTGCAGAGTTCAAAACAATTTCAGAGCAAGCATCACAAGGCGACATAGCAGCTAAAGAAGCGCAAATTGCTGTGTCTAAAGAGTACATGGCTACTCTTCAAATGGTTAACAAAGCAGAACTTGATGCCGCTGCTGCCACAAAAGTCCACACCGATGCATTAAACTTACAAGCGCAAGCAGAAGGCGTAGGTGGAGGAACATCAACTGTAGATAAATTAAACTCAATTGGTCCAAAAGCAGCAATTGTTACTGCTGCAATTATTGGTATTGGTTATGAATCAGCAAAAGCAGCGGCAGAATACCAACAATCTGTAATTAAAATTGCTAATAGTGCTAATCTTCCAATGGAAGCGGCAGACAAAATAGGTCAATCTTTCTTGAACATGTCAGAAAGTTCTATTTTTAGTGCTCAAACAATTGCAAGTTCTTACGGTTCTGTTGCTGGTCAATTAAGTACACTTACAAAACACACACTAACTGCTAAAGACGCCGTAGATTTTATGAAAGTTGCTGCTGAAGGCGCAGCAGCATCTGGGCAGCCTCTTGCAACGGTCACAACTAACCTTGCAAAAATTATGCAACAGTATCAATTAAATGTGAAAGATGCTGCCACTGCTGAAAGCGAACTTTATAACGTAGGCCGTCTTACTGGTCAAGGAATGTCTGCGGTCACACAACAGATAACTCGTATGAAGGGTCAATTAGGAATTCTTGCTCCAAGCATTAAAGATACAACTTCTTTGATGCTAGACATGACTGAGCATGGAATGAACCCAAAGAGGTCATCGCAAGCTCTTAATAGTATGCTTAACACATTGCTAAAAACAGGTAGAGCGACGGTGCCAACAGTAGGAGAAATCAATAACGCTATTAAGTCACTTCCATCTTCATTACAAGCAATGGCTACTGCATATACTCACGGTAGTATGAGTGCAGCAGCATTTGATGCGCAAATAAAATCATATTCTAAGACCAGTCCTGCATACGCAGGATACTTAAAGTCAATTAAAACACTTGTTACTCAAAGTGGTGAGTCCGTAAAAACACTTAATGCATTAAAACTCACTCCTGTACAAAATGAATTAGCGCAATTAAATGTAAAACTGTTTGACTCAAGTGGAAAGTTTGTCGGCATTAAAGGAGTTATTGAACAAGTAGGGCCAAAACTTGCTGCAATGAAAAACCAGTCTGACCAACTTCGTATTGCAACAATTCTTTTCGGTACTCAAGCAAAAGCTCTTCTTCCAACAATTCTTGCTGGAGGCGCCGGGTACGACAAAGCAGCTAAATCAATTGAAAATCAAAAAGCAATTCAAGAAGCTGCTAGAAAAGCTAATAGTACTTACGAAGCTTCAATGACAAAAATGCATAATGCAATTACTGCGGTGCGCATTGAACTTGGAAATGCGTTTCTTCCAATTATGGAAAAAATTGTTGGAAGCATTGCCGCTGTCTTAAAGCCAGTTGCTGATTTTGTTGGGAAAAACAAAGATTTAGTAAAAGTTGTTATGGAAGTTGTTGGAGGTATTGGTCTTTTTGTAACTATAATGTGGGCTGGCAATAAAGTAGTAGGAGCAACAACAACTGCATTTAAGAATTTAGGAGATGGCTTTAAAGCAGTTTCTGACGGAGTCAGAAAAGTTATTGGAAAAATAACTGAGCAGATTTCAATGAATGAAGCTCTTGTTGTTTCTAACGGAGAAGTAGAGGTTGCACAAGATACTATGGCGGCAAACACTGCTATTGTAGATACTGCGCTTGGAGGAGAAACAATTGCTGCTGGAGCAGCAGAAACTGCAAATGTAGGACTTGCCGCATCTATTTGGGCTGTTACTTGGCCAATTCTTGCAGTGATTGCCGTTATAGCACTCGTAGTACTTGCAGTGTACGAATTAGTAAAACACTGGACAACTGTTTGGGGAGTAATTAAAACAGTTGCAAAAGATGTTGCAGATTTCTTTGTAAGAATATGGGATGATGCATGGAAGCTTCTTAAGCCTATTTTTGATTTAATTGTTGCAGTTGTGAAAATTGCAATGGTTGCACTTGGAATTCTTTTATTACCACTTATTGCTACAATTGCACTTATTGTTGCAGGAATTACACTTCTTTGGGAAGTATGGAAAAAGATTTGGGAAGCCATCGGTCCTTCTGTTGAAAAAGCAGTTGGGACGGTGCTTAGCGCACTTGGTAAAATTCTTAGTTTCTTTGGCTCGCTTGGTTCAAAAATTCTTAGCTTTCTAGGCGGAGTATTAAGCGACATGGTTTCTTTTGGAACTAACATTATTGAAAGTATTGCAAAAGGAATAACAAATGCAGCATCAAAAGTTTGGGATGCATTTAAGACAGTCTTAAATAAAATACCTGGATTAAATACGGTTGTCAATTTTGTAGGAAAACTATGGCCTTTCCACACAGGTGGAGTTGTGCAAGGGTACCCTGGACAAGAAGTGCCAGCGCTTCTTCAAGCTGGAGAAACTGTTCTTACTCCAAACCAAATGAAAAATCTTACAAATAAAAAAGTAGTTTCTCCAGTATATTCAAGCACTGGCGGTTCAAAAGGCGGAACAACTATTGTAAATGTCAATGTAAGTGGAGCAGTGTACGGTTCTCTTAACGACTTCTCAAATGCTCTTGG